AAGTTAGCTTGGAGTGCGCTTGTTGAAGCTCTAAGTGGTTTGTTTCTGGTTATAACAGGCGTGGTACAAGTTGGCATGTCTGTCATCAACACAACTATAAAAGTGATATTAGCAATTATAAATGGTGATTGGAATGCAGCGTGGACTGCTATCAAATCTGGAGTAGGAGCAATTTGGGAAGGTATAAAAAACATAATAATTGGGGGTCTGACGTTTTTAGCTAGTTTATTTGTAAGTATGCTGGGTGTTTTCGTATCAGTTTTTTCTGCTGGATGGAGTGCTATAAAAGGTATATTTTCTGTGACGCTAAAATTTTTGGTTAACGTAGTAGCTGCTGGAATGAGTGCTATTGGAAACGAGATATCATCTAAAATTAATACAGCAAAAAGTGTCGCTATACTAGCATTTAATGCGATGAAAAACGGTATTTCAACAGCTATTAATGCTGCGAAAGAAGTCGTTTCTAGTGTAGTTAACCGTATAAAAAACATTCTTAATTCCCTTGCTAATATTAACTTAGGAGCAGCTGGTAGAGCTATAATGGATGGATTTTTAAATGGATTGACCTCAGCTTTTGAAAAAGTCAAAAATTTTGTCGGTGGTATCGCTGGATGGATTCAAGAGCATAAAGGGCCAATAAGTTACGATAGAACATTACTTATTCCAGCGGGTAGAGCTATAATGGGAGGTTTTAATAAATCTCTTACAGATAGCTTTGAACCAGTCAAGAAAAATGTTTCTAGTATGGCTAGTCGTATTTCTGAGGAGTTTCAAAACGGATTGAATAAACTTAAAGATATCAACATATCGGAAATTACGGAAGGTTTACAAAGTAGTTTTGACGTGACTCATTATGCAAGTTTTGGCGGACTAAATGACTCAGCAAGAAAATTAGAAGATGATAGATTTGTCGCATTGAAAGATGCGGTTTTAGCTATTAGAGATTTTGCTAATAGAGACGTTGTAGTGACTGTGAATGGTAAAGAATTAGCTCGAACAGCTGGAGACAACTTCACAGAATACCAAAAACAAAAAGAAATAATGAATAATAGAATGAAAGGTTTGATATAATTGGCAAATTTTAGTTATAAAGGCGTTGATTTATCGCCTTTTTTGAATTGTTTAAACATAGTGAGGACTATAGGTAATAATAGGTCTATTGCTACCAGAAAAATAAATGAATTAGGAGAAGCCATTCAATCGGTTAGTTTTGGAGCTAAAACTATTTTTGTTACTGTTAGTTTTAAAACTAAAGAAATCGGAGCAAGTAAATTTGTAGACACGACAGAACCGTCGACTTATAGTTACGAAAATTTAAATAAATTAAGAGAAAAAATAGCTGGTATTTTGCACAGTAAGACGACCTTTAAACTTACATTACCAGATGAGCCTGACAGATATTATATGGCTGTTCCAAAAGGTGATATTGACTTAAAAGGAATATCTGATTGGTACGACGAAACGGTTATTGAGTTTTACATACCAGACGGCGTTGCACATTCGACTACTTACAAAAAGTTTTTAGATTACACGCGAGATGGAAATAAACTAACCTTTAAATTGCAAAACGAAGGTAACACAAATGCGTTGCCAATTATCAAAATAAAACACAACTCCGAAAACGGCTATATTGGTATTGCAAACGAAACAGGTGCTTTTGCGCTTGGATCATCAGAAGAAGAAGACGGGACTATCGTGCATCGTAACGAAGTCCTTTTTGATTACTCAAAAGCGATAGCGAAAGCTTTGGAGGGTGCGCCAAACGTCGCAAAACTTAATCACATGCCACCTTCTTTCGATACAGAACTTAAACGTATGCGTATTGATAACATCTTAGGTTCTGGCAAAGGCGGTGAATATGTTGTTATTGGAAATAGAGGTACTACTCCTGGCTACACAGAGCACGTTGGGACTCGAACGTTTATTATCAATCCTGATTCAAATGGGGAATATACTCTCAATGAACATTTGTGGTGGCAACAGATTTTTATTGCTACTGCGCAGGATCAAAAAGGTTTTTTAAAGCTTTGTGTAACAGGAATCGATGATGAAGGAAATGACGAGTTTCTGTATGGAATCGAAACTTACAAACGAAAAAATGGTTTTGAAGCAGAATACAATTTCTTTGCTCTGGATGATGACGGTGTTGGTTGGAGATTTTATAAGCAGTTTGAATTTCAGGCAGATAGAAATTATCACAATCCTTTTTCGATGGATAGAAGCAGAGCTGTTGAGATTTTCAGAGAAGAAGATAAGTTTCGTATTTACTTTAACGGTGCGCATCATCATGCAACTGTTCCATCTCTTAAAGGAAAAAAATCTCGCAAGATACATCTTGCAATGGGGACATGTAGTGATAGCTCTAAATATATCAACTACAACCTGTTTGAAAAAGTCAATTTTGAAAAAATGGGAGTGTCTCATTACAACAATATCGTCAATAAATATCAACCAGGTGACGAAGTTATTATTAATTTTGAAAATGATACAGTCAAAACTAAAGATATTGACTCCCTGCAGGATATGGTTTTAGGCTCTCAACCAATATCTATTCCACCGGGTGAGTCTGAACTCGTCATCAATGTGTCTAAATTTTCTTCAACAGACCCTGACATCGAACTATTGTTAGAAGAGAGGTGGTTGTAATAACTCTAGTAATACACGACGCAAAACTACATCCAGTTTTGCTTTTAGACAATGAGCGACAAGGAGCACTTAATTATTATGATGATTTGTGGACTAGACAGCTCACAACTGGTTCGTCAGCATTTGAGTTTTCTGTTTATAAAAAATCGCTGTTGGGTGATAATCCACTTAATCACAAATATCACGCACTAAACGATCAAGCATTTGTTTCTTTTGTACACAAAGATAAAGTACAATTGTTTAACATCATGCGAGTCGAGGAAACAGAGACAACAATACATTGCTATTGCGAAAATCTTAATTTAGAGTTACTAAACGAGTATTGCAACGCATATAAAGCAACTAAAGCAATGTCATTTGAAGAGTATCTTGTGCAGTTTGATATTTTAAATTGGGGTGCTTTGACAATTGGCACAAACGAAGTTAAGGACAAAAAACTGACATTGGAATGGACTGGTCAAGACACTAAGTTAGCTCGTATTTTGTCAATTGCTAATAATTTTGATGCAGAAATCGAATTTGAAACTCAATTACACAACAATCACACGTTTAAAGCGTTTATTGTAAATGTGTACAAGGAATACGAAGAGGGCGTGTCCTATGGCGTAGGTCGTGACCGCAGCGACATAGTGTTGAGATATCAAAAAAATGTAACTGGTATCACTAAAAAATTAGACAAGCGCCAGATTTACAACGCCATACGCCCGTATGGCAAAAAGACAGTCAAAGGCGAGCGCGTTATTTCTAATCCTGTAACTCGCAAAGTCACTAAAACAGTTGGGTCAAATCGTACATATTTAGGCGGAGACCTCAAATATTATGGTCATACAATCAAAAAAGCTAACGTACAATCTATTATTAACTACGCGGTGCAGTATAATATTTTGCCGAGTGGAATCATATGTCAACTGTACTTAGAAAGTCTTTGGGGTGATTCAGCAGTTGGTAAACGTGACAATAACTGGGCAGGTATAAGCGGCGGAGCACAGACACGCCCTAGTGGAGTAAAAGTCACTACTGGAATGGCTCGTCCTCCCAGCGAGGGCGGAACGTACATGCACTATGCTAGTGTAGACGACTTTTTAAAAGACTACACTTATCTTTTAGCAAAACAAGGGATTTATAATGTCGTCGGCAAAAAGAATATAGCAGACTATACAAAAGGGCTTTTTAGAGCTGGTGGAGCTAAATATGACTATGCAGCAGCAGGATATCAAAGCTACACAAATTTGATGACTAATATCCGAAATGGTATCAATAAAGTAACTGGAAATATCCTCAATACGATTGATAAGCTGTGGCAAACACCAGTACAGCCTATAACAGCCGTAAACGTAGCTAGAAGAGCTACTAAGACAATGCAAGCACTAAATGAAGCTACTAGACTTAAAGGTCGCAGAATCGGCTCAGGACAGTGTTATGCTTTGTCTGGTTGGTACGCTAAGAAGTTAGACGGCGCTTGGATTGACAGCTCGGTTGGTGGTATTAGAGGTCGTATCGGAGGCGGTATGGCTGCTGCCTTAATCGGCACTGATTATAACTGGGGTGCTTATGGTTGGAAGCTAGACAGGTCGCCTAATGCTGGCAACTTGCAAGCTGGCGGTATCTATAATGTTAAAGCAAATTTTGGTGCTCCATTTTATACAACACAATGGGGGCACACAGGGATTATCAAGAGTGTGTCTAAAACAAGAGTCACTGTCTTAGAGCAGAATTACGCTGGACGCATGTATGTCATGGAAAACTCGTATGAGATTAACGCTTTTGCTAGAGGATTGCAGACAGTATGTTATCCACGTGAAATAGCGCAAGGAATGGCTGTTAACGGTGCAACAACACAGCAAGTAAGCGGTGGAACACAAATATCATACGAGGAAGTCGTGCAAGAAGCACAGACAGAATCATACGAAGAAGAACAAATCATCTACATTGACAACTCAATCTACAAAGAGTGGAAAGACGAAAACGGTAAAGTAGAGTACTATCTCAAAAATGGATTTTTGTACGCACCTTTATCAAGAGACCGTTATCCATCTGTTTTAACAGGTAACGAGACACGAGATAACTGGATACGAAAAGACATGGAAGTTGAGACTGATAGTCAGGATGTCTTGATATCAACTGCTTTAAAAGATTTAAAAGCACACGCTTATCCAGCTGTCACTTATGAAGTCGATGGATATGTTGATTTAGAACTTGGTGATGTTGTGCGAATACAGGACGACGGATACGAGCCACCGCTAATTCTCACAGCGAGGGTTATTGAGCAAGAAATATCAATAACAAATCCCAGCTCTAACAAAACTAAATTCAGCAATTTTGTCGAAAAAGAAAGTCAGTTAGCTTCCGACTTAATTAGTGATATGTTGCGTCTATACGATGAGTCAATTCCATACGATATACAACTAGCGACTTCAAACGGAGTTGCTTTTAAAAATGGGGTTGGTGAGTCTGTATTAACGCCTAACCTGCAAAAAAATGGGAAAGATTACGATGCTATTTATTTTTATAAAAATGGCGACTCACTGATTGAGATAGGTCCTTCGCTAACAGTTAAAGCAAGTGACTTTAACCATGTTTTAAACATAACAGTCGAAGCTTATGTTAACGAGGAACTTGTAGCAAGTACGCAAATATCCTTTACAGATACTGAGGATGGAGAAAAAGGCGATGATGGTGCTACATCATGGACAGCGTGGGCCAATTCGAAAGATGGAAAAGTTGACTTTAGTATTACTGAAGCTAAAAATAGAAGATTTATCGGTACTTATACTGGATTAACGCAATCAACAAATTATCTTGACTACAAGTGGATTGATATGTCTGCTAATGTTGTCATTGGTACTCAAAATTTACTTGATGGTACAAAATCATTTTCTGGAAGTTGGTTTACCGAAGGTACAATATTTGAGACTACAAAAATCAGCGAATATCCATTTGAATTTAAGAAATGGAAGTCTGGAAATAAGGTTAGTCACACTATCGAGTTTGATGTTAAAGCTGGTGTAACATACACTTTTACAGCTGCTATAGCAAGAGAAAATGCTGGAAGATTGTACTTCTATTTGTATGACTTGTTTGCAAACCATATCACAAGTAACACACCTCGTGAGACGATAATTGAAAATGTCACTACAGATATCCAGATGTTTAAAGTTACATTTGTACCGCTCAGAGACGGTAAAATAAAACCACGCTTTGCCATGCTTGCCAGTGATGCAGGTTGGTTTATGACTGGTGGATATATGCTTGTCAAAGGTAATAAATCTGGAGATTGGCAAGAGTCAGAAGCTGATAAAGCAAGTAATCTTGATTCAAAAGCTGATCAAGAATTAACCCGAGCACAAATTCTAGCTCTTGAAGAAAGAACTGCTATAGCAAGAGAAAATGCAATTGCTGAGGCTATGCAGCATACACTCAGCGAAGTTGAAACTAAGTGGAAGCTTTGGTATGACTTAAATACGATAGACGAAAAGCAAAAAGTTGCAAACGACATTGCTCAATTGTTTGATCGTACAACTGAGTTTAAACAACTTTTAGGTGAGGCAAGTGCAAAATTTAGCTTTATCAACAACGAGACATTGATTGGTGAAGAGGGGATTGCCATTGGTGACAAAGATGGCAAAGCTAAGTTATTCCTATCAAATGACAGCATCTCCTTTGTTACTAATGGTGTTGCTCAAATGACACTAACAGGTGATACCTTAACGATAAAGAATGGTCTGTTTACAGAGCGTATACAGATTGGAAATTTTGTTGAAGAAGTCTATGACAGAAATCCATTATTTAATGTAATCAGAGCGATTAGGAATAGTTAGGAGGTGAGAAATGGGAACATCAACATTTAGTGGAACTTGGGGTAACAATCTAACATTAGATGTACGAACAAGCTATACACAAAATTTAGTTGGTAATTACAGTACGGTCACAGTTAAAGTCTACGAAAAAATTAGCTCCTATGGTTATATTGACTACCCTGGCGAACGTACAATGACAATAGTTGTTGATGGCAAATCTTATAATGAGAGTGTCAACGTAGACATTAATTATGGTCAGACAAAAGAATTAGGTACATATAGCTACCGTATAAATCATAACTCTTATGGATCAAAACCAAAATTTAATGTTACGGTAACGCTGCCTATCAATTTTAGCAACTATGGGTCGGCATCAGTAACAAATTCAGTTAGCTTACCAACAATAAAGCGTGCTAGTACAGCGACAATAGCAAGCGGAAATATTGGTAGTGCAGTTGCTATTACTATCAAAAGACAATCAGATACTTTTAGACACACATTGAAATTTGATTTTAAAGGTCTAACAGGCACGATTGCATCTTTAGTTGACACATCTTACTCATGGACGTTGCCTGCATCACTGTCTGTCTTGATACCAAATGACCGAAGTGGTACAGGAACTTTGATTGTAGAAACATTTACAAGTGATAGTCAAAAAATCGGTGAGAACAAGTATACCTTTACTGCAACAGTGCCAGACATTGCTGCATATAAGCCAATATTGGCAAGTATTAGTTTATCTGATGCTAACACTCTGACAGGTAGTTTGATAACTGGCAATAACTATGTCAGGAACATGAGTAAATTAAAGGTGTCTTTTGGTAACTCGGCAGGTGCTAATGGTTCAACTATTAGCTCATATAATGCTGAAATTGTTGAAAAAGGCAAAGCTATTTTTGGAAATGGTAGTGTTTTTGATATGTTGGATTTTGTTGGAACAGCAACAATCAGAGCTACGGTAACTGATAGCAGAGGTCTAACATCAGAACCAGTTGACACAAAAATTAATGTTATTGATTATTTTTTACCAATTGTTACAAGTGCAAAAGTAGTCAGGTCTCAGCAAAATCCTGATATTTTACAAGTCTTGCCATTTGTTAAGATTGCACCAATTATAGTTGGTGGAATACAAAAAAACCAACTCAAAATGTCGGTATCTGTTGCACCATACAATACTGGTATCTATGCAGTTGATAGTGGCGCAGCTACAAATACCTGGTCAACAATTTCCCAAATGTCAGGTGCCCCTTTAAATCTTGGCGGCACTTATGACAAGTCAAAATCATGGCTTGTTAAGATTTCGGTGAGTGATAACCTAATGTCAGCAACACCAATAATCCAACCAGTTGCAAGTGAGTTTGTACTTGTAACTAAAGCACCTTCTGGTGTTGCATTTGGGAAAATTTGGGAACATGGTATTATTGATGCCAAAGGCGATGTTTATGTTGATGGTAATATTTATTGTGGCGATAAGCCAATCCAACAAAAACAACTCGCTCTTAACAACGGCGGTTCTTTTAGACATGACGACACTGACCTAAATAGCTTGCAAGACACAGGTTTTTATTGTGTATTTAGAGGTGCTAATAGACCGACCGGAGCAGGCCCTGGCTATGTAACTGTTGTAAGACACGAGACATCAAACTATGCTTATCAACAATTTTACGACCGTACAAATAAAACTATATTTACCAGAGTATTGGAAAATGGGGTTTGGAGCGGTTGGAGTGAGTATGTTAAAAAAGATAGTTTGCCTACAACGATAGACACAGGTTGGCAGTCGATTGGAAATGGTTTTAGTTATAGGCAGACAGGCAGTACAGTCACCGTTAAGTACAACTTTGCGACGAATGGCATAGATAAGTTGACGGTTGGCTCTATGCCTACGAATTTGATAACTAGCGACATGATGTTTGCAGTAACGGCTTGGACTATACAACTCAATGTTTTAAATGTTCAAGTGAGCGCAGACGGTCGTATTCTGTGGTTTAATCCGTCAAAATGGACTGTTAACGTAAAAGGTCAAATTCAGTGGACGATTTAAAGGAGGAAAACTATTGGAAATTTTAAACAAATATCCTGTAATGCTAGAAGATAAAAGCATTGCAAAAGTTAATGCAATTGTGGCAGTTGATTTACCTCACGTAAGAGGTAACTTAACTTTTGACTTACCAGTTGACTTTGATAATAAATCTTTTGCAGAAACGCTTGAAAAGTGTGAGCAGATATTTTACGACGAAAAGTATAAAGATAAAGCTCAGTCTGAAAAAATGACTGAACTAAGTACATCAACATCAACAGGCACACAAACACTTATCAATCTGATAAGTACGCTTTACGCAAAAGAGGTTTTAAAAGATGAAGATCTTATTGCTATTGGTTAGAATTTTTTTACAGGAAGAAGGGATAGATATGATGATTAAATTATTTGCGATTGACTTATATTATGGACGTATGGCTTGGTCAAGTTTTGTTAAAAAGGGATTTTCAGAGTTTATTAATAACAAAACAAAAGAGCAACTTGCAATTATGTGCGATGAAGAATTACTTGCTGAAATTTTAGCAAGTTAGTGAGGTAGTCGGATGACAGTAGAACAAGCAGAAAGAATCGCTCAATCACAATTTGTGTGGGCTATTCTCTTTATCTTGCTTTTTATGATTGTGGTTGGTTATCTGGTGCGAACGTCTGATAAGCGTGAGAAAAAGCTAATGGATTTCCATGACCAATCAAAATCAGAATCTAACAAACGTGAAGAGTGGCTCAAAGGTCACTTAGATAAAAATACAGAACAGTTACAGGACATTTCTCAGACCATTGGTGTTGTCCAAAAGGAGATGTCTTATATGAGTGACCGCATTGGTCGTCTAGAAAAAGAGGAGAAATAAGATGAACGAATTTACAACACAAATCATTACAGCATCAGTACCAATTTTTGGTATCATCGCAGGTATTTTAACGCATGAAGTTAAAAAACTACTTATCAAAAAAGGAGGCGAAAAGGCTGTTAAAATCGCAGAAATTGTCGCTCGTAATGCTGTTGAGGCAGTTGAACAAATATCTGTGGAAGTTGGTATTAAGGGACAAGATAAGCTAACAGAAGCTAAAACCGCTGTTATTGATGGTTTATCGCAATATAATATTAATCTTACACAGACACAACTTGAAACTTTTATCGAAGCTGCGGTTAAACGCATGAATGATGAGTGGAAGAAAGGTCAATAATATGGTAATTAATATTGAGCAAGCTATCGCATGGATGGCATCTAGAAAAGGTAAAGTTACTTACTCGATGGACTATCGAAATGGTCCTTCATCTTACGATTGCTCTAGCTCTGTCTATTTTGCTCTACGCTCAGCAGGCGCATCAGATAATGGCTGGGCAGTAAATACAGAATATGAGCACGATTGGTTGATAAAAAACGGGTTATGTTCTTATTGCAGAAAATACTAATTGGAATGCGCAAAGAGGTGATATTTTTATTTGGGGTAAACGTGGGGCTTCGGCTGGAGCTTTTGGACATACTGGTATGTTTGTTGATCCAGACAATATTATTCACTGTAATTATGGTTATAACTCAATTACAGTGAATAACCATGATGAAATCTGGGGATATAATGGTCAACCGTATGTTTACGCTTATCGTTACTCTGGGAAACAGTCAAATGCTAAGGTTGATAATAAATCAGTTGTATCTAAATTTGAAAAAGAGTTAGACGTTAACACACCGCTAAGTAATTCAAATATGCCATATTACGAAGCAACAATTTCAGAAGATTATTACGTTGAGTCCAAGCCTGACGTCAATAGCACTGATAAGGAGTTGCTTGTTGCTGGTACTAGAGTTCGAGTTTACGAAAAAGTAAAAGGCTGGGCAAGGATAGGCGCTCCACAGTCTAATCAGTGGGTAGAAGATGCTTACTTAATTGATGCAACAGATATGTAAACCAACAGAGCGATATAAATGTCGGTCTGTTAATGGTGTAAGTTACACCGCAACTAAAAAAACAATTTAGGAGGTAAAATTCCTTTAGATAAGACAAATGCCCTCGCTTTTGCGGGGGCTATTTTTATTGAAATATTGAAATCTCTTTATAAAAATAGTAAAATAGTTTCGCTATTATAAAGAAAGTTGTTATCAATGAATAATCTAGTTCTTCCTCAGAATTTAAACAAATATAACATTACGAAAATCGTTACCAATTTCAATAGATTACTTGCTTTAAGTGATAACAGGACACTTACAGTAGATATGAGAAACATTGAGTTTGCGGAACCTAGTGGAGTAATTTCGTTATATAATATGTTAACTTTTGCTACAAAAAGAAAAGATGCAAACATCAAGTGGTTAATATGCGAAGAAAGCTCTTTAAATAAACGTCAAAGGCAAGCTATGTTGTATCTAGTAGATTGTGGCTTTTTTAAAGTGTTTGATAAATTGGTTTATAAAGAGCCGGAACTGCGCCCGACTACTTTTGAAATTAAATTTATTAACACTGAACAAATAGCTCAATGGAAGGTAACAGACTTTAAGAATTGGTTACAAAAGCAAACTGGCAGAACAAATGAGTTTAGTTCTATTTGTGTAGCGGTTGACGAAATTTTTAATAATATTGCAGATCATTCTAAGGAATCTAAGGGATGTATTTTTGGGCAATACTATCCCAAGAACAAGGAGATTGTAATAGCAGTATCTGATTTCGGAATAGGAATCCCTCAGTCTATAAAGCGAAAATTTAAAAAGGATGAGCCTGACAACAAGTTAATAGAATTCGCTCTTCAAGAGGGTGTTTCTGCAGAAACTATACCTCAAAATAGAGGGGCAGGGCTTTCTAATATTGTAAATACTTTAACTACTAACAAAGTCGGGAACTTTACAATTATATCTAATTGTGGTATAGTCTCGGTATCAGATAATAAAATTACTCAAAGTTATTCGTCTGAGGAATCATATCCTGGTACTTTTTTTGAAATTCGAATAGATGTATCGAATGACAATTTATATGATTTAGAAGAGGAGGAAGAATTCGAATGGTAACGTTAACTGTCAAAGAACTAGCAAAGAATTTTTCTAACGATAATAAGGCGGGAGAGATTTTATTTGAACAATTGAAATCTTATTTTTATACAGATACAGTCGTGACTGTTTCGTTCGCAGGAATTAGCGAAGTAAGTTCGTCCTTTGTAAACTCTGCTTTTATCAATTTATTGTCTTACTATGATTTTAATCATATTAAAAGTCAACTAAAAATTGTAAATTCAACAAAACAAATAAATGATTTAATAAAACAACGATTTAGTTTTGAAATAAGTAGGCAGATTACAGTATAGGTGCATATTATTTAGCAAGAATCGCCTGACACTAGCGGTTCTTGCTTTTTTATTTGCCTAGAAATAATCAAAATGTTACCATAGAATAAAAATAATAAGGAGGCACATTATGTCACAAGAAAAACTAAAATCAAAATTAGATCAAGCAAAAGGTGGTGCTAAAGAAGGCTTTGGCAAAATAACCGGTGATAAAGAGTTAGAAGCAAAAGGATTTGTTGAAAAAACAATTGCTAAAGGCAAAGAACTAGCAGATGATGCTAAAGATGCTGTTGAAGAGGCAGTAGATGCTGTCAAAGAAAAACTGAAATAAATATTAACCGCTCTCTATTGAGGGCGGTTTTTTTGTGTGTCTAGAGTTTGCTTTCAATTAATTGTTTTAATTCTAATAAGTCTTCTTTTGTAGCATTTTTGTTAATAAAACTACGAGCAGTAGATCGTTTTGATAGATAGGTTCTATGTTCTCTATTGTTTTCTGCCCACTTTTTATTTGCTTTTTCTTGAGGTGTTAATTCTTTATCCATTTCAATCATCCTTGTTAATAAAGTAAAATACAACTAAACAAATTGCGAAAATAATCAAATATTTCATATTTGTCTTAGATATGATATACTATCAGTAGTGGCAAGGGGCTTGAGCCCCAAACTACTACTAGAACCTTATTTGAATCTCCGTGGCCGGTTTTTCTTTTTAGGTTCTTTTTTTATTGCTGTGATTATGCTTGCTATACCAACCAACAGAGTTCCGATTGAAGTAAGCAAATCAGCAATTTCTGATATTCTCATATCTTCCTCCTTTCTATATATAATTATAGTACATGTACTATATAAAGTCAATACTTTTTTTTAAAATATTTATCTTTTTGTCTATCAGAACAGAAAAATTTAAAATTGTCTATTTTTAGGATTTTTTATCGAATAGATAGATAGGAGGATAAAATATGTTATATATAGATGAGTTTAAAGAAGCGATTGATAAAGGCTATATTTCAGGGAACACAGTAGCGATAGTGCGTAAAAACGGAAAGATATTTGATTATGTGTTGCCGCACGAGGAAGTGAGAGATGATGAAGTTGTGACAGTTGAGAGTGTAGAAGAGGTGTTGAGGGAATTGAAGTGAAAGGGTGCAAAAAAGGGGCAAAATAGATTAAAAATGAAACTACATTGAACTTTTTACTATTATAAACAACCATTAAATCAACGCTTGGACTATTATGAACTATTGTGTACAATAGTAGTAGATTCCGGCAGGGGACAT